AGCTAGTGGCAGCATTAAAACTGTTATCAAAAATGTAGATGATTATCTTCTTCGCCCTCTTGGAGAAGGTTTCTTCCGCTTTAACATGCAGTTTGACTTTGACCCAGAAATTAAAGGTGACTTAGAGGTTAAGGCACGTGGAACAGAAAGTCTCATGGCTAATGAGGTTCGTAGTCAGAGACTAATGCAGTTCTTGCAAATTGCAAGCAATCCTTCTCTTGCACCCTTTGCTAAGTTTCAATATATTATTAGTGAGATTGCAAAGTCAATGGACCTTGACCCCGACAAAGTTACCAACAATATGAGTGAAGCAGCACTTCAAGCAGAACTGATGAAACAGTTCCAAGCACCTTTACCTGAAGAACAGGCTGGTATGCAACCACCTGCAGGTGCAGATGCAGCAGACCCAACAGGTGCTGGTGGTGGAACAATAGGCACTGGTCAAGCACCAGTTCCGGGTGAACAAGGATTTAGCGCAAATGGACAGACAGCAGGTACTCAGCCGCCTCAAGCCGATGGTGGGGAACAACCGCCAATGGGAAGCATTCAGTAACTATATTGACATAGTTATCGCACAGCATCAAAAAATACTAGAGCAGTCTGATGATGCGGTAACTGTGCATAGACAGCAGGGTGCAATAGCATCATTACGTAAATTAAAGTATCTTAGGGATGAAGTAAATAATGCGTGACATTAATGCTCAAATGGATGATATTATTTCTCCTGATGACATGATGATGGAGGGTTACAGTCCTAAAGTCACAAAAGAAAGGTTACGAGAGGTAGGAGAGCAGACAAAAGATGCACTTACACGAATGGGTGTGAGTGCCGTTGCTTCTCCTATACTAGGTGCTGGTGATATTGTAGATGTTGCGTCTAGTATTCCTGAGATGCCACCTAAAGCTGCTGTTATGTTTCCTACTATAGCAGGTTTGCAGTCCGGGTTTAATGCCGCAAAACAAGCTGGTCTTGATAGAGAAAAAGCAGAAGAACTTATTGAATACATTACTGGTGTAGAGTTACAAGGAGACAGTGTAGAATTATTTGGTGAAATAGTTGGTATTCCCGGTGGAGCGTCTGTATTAAAAGGTGTTACCAATGTAATTAAAAAGTATGGGGATACCGCACCAAAATATATAAATGAAATTAAAGCAGAAGCTAAAGAACTATTTCGCACAGCATCTGGTGGTGATGATATAGATGGTGCATCCCCCGCTTTAATTGGACCAAGCATAGGCAAGTCGGTTTCACAACAAACTGATGAGGCTTTGCCTGATACATCCATAACACCTACAATTGTGGGTGAAGATACCGCTATAGGACAAAGAGCAGCTAAAAGATTAGAGGAGTTAGAAGAAAGCAATCCTAATTTAAGCCCTGAAGAAATGTTCGACATAACAGGTGCGTATAGAGGGGTGGATGGAAAAGTACGCACAGAGATAGATACAACACTTGTAGAGTTTCAAGAATCTTTTACAGAAGAATCTATGGCTGAAGCATTTGACCGTGGACAGGAATTAGCACTTTCAGATATACTAGATTTTGATGAATTATACAAAGCGTATGATGAAGCTGTGCTAGATGACATGGGCTTTAAAATGCCACGCAGAAGTAGTATGTCACGTGCGGAAATAGAAGATGCTAGGTCTGCTGATTCTGGTTTTAGAACTACATCTGATGATATAAAAGAAATAAATGTTCTTTTTGATGAATCAGACCCCGGCATTGCTTCCTATAATCCTAGAAATGATACTATTACTCTAGGTGCTGCTTTTAAATCTCACGGAAAAATTACTGAAGGTAAACTTGCTACTATTCTTCATGAAGTTCAACATGGCGTACAGCATAGAGCAGGGTTTGAAACAGGCTCAAACTCACGTAGGTTTATTCCTACTCTATTAGAAGAAGAGGGATTTGCACAAGTAGGTATACGTAATTCAAGACAACTAGATGACAAAATAGAATTATTAGAAAATAGTATTGTACAAACTGAACCTTTTGGTCATTTTCTTGGAAAAGCTAATCGAGAGTTTAAAGAGTTTACAAGTCAAGGTCCAGCCAGACAAGTTGACACCGCTATGGTGTTAGAACATATTTTTTCAGATATTGTAAAAAAACGAATAGAGGATGTTCCTTACGACCCTAGAAATCCATTTAAAGGATTAGATGATAAAAAATTTAATATATCAGAAGACGATATAGATAACTTTTTTACAATAGATAATACAACAGAAGATGGTATTTCAAAATTATCTACCGGGCAAATTAATTTTATTCTCGATATAGGGGAAAAACAAAATATAGACATAGATGATATAGATGTAGAAACACTGCAAAGTTATAAAGCATTAGCTACACAAATGGCTGCTATGCCTGATTCTAATATAAAAATTTCTAATGCATTAAGTGACAGTATAAATTCAAGTCGTGAACTTAATGCATTAAAAATGGTGGATAGAAAAGCAACAGCAAATTATTTTTTAAAATATGGTGAACTAGAAGCACGTATGGTAGAAAATAGATTTACGCTACGTAGAAAACTAAAAAAAGAAGGTATGCCAGAAGACGAAATCCGAAGAAGATTAAATATGAGATATCCTATGGAAGATTTTACTGCTACTATTATGGATGCAGCAGCATTAAATTATGTAAAACTTCCTGATGAATTTAAAAAACCTGTAACCGAACAACTTTTTAAACCTTACGACCAAAACCCTACGGTATTACCACCTCCACTTGTTCGTGGTGTTGGTCCTGTTGAACCTGAAGCATTAAAATTAGAACGTGTTATAAAACCTGAGTTTGCCCTTACTGACGCTGAAGAAGACATTATGTTTGCGGGAAAAGAGGCGGTAGAAAAAAGTGCAAAGCAAGCTAATCCTCTTGAGATAGGAACTAGCCCTGCCACTGAGGGTGGTGCGCTTCTTGCCAACTATACAGCAGATACTGCAAAAGACCTAACTGAGAAAGCAAAAAACGCTACAGTAGGTCTGAACAAAGAGTTAATGAACAAATCTGTAGATAAGGGAAAACAGGTTGCAGTTCGACTAAACCTAAACTCATCTATACCAGATGCACCAAAAGGTTTGGATAAACTGCAGACGTTGCATGACAAAAAACCTAGTGGCGCAGCTTTGTCTTATGTGCCTTTTGCCACTGTAGAAAATGTAGATTTTTTTGTAAATCAAACAGGACGCAGAAACATAGCATCTAAAATAAAAGGACTAGATGTTAAAGAAGCTACAGGTAAGTTTCCTGCTATGTCTGTTAATGGGCAGTACAATCCCACAAGAAATGTTCTTGATGAGATGGATGATGATGTAGTTGAGATTGGGTTTAATCCAGCTAATACACATTTATTTGTAGATATGGCTACAGGTCAAGCAGTTAAAGGTGCGGAAGTAGCCACCGTGATTGGTAACAGGGTGTATGCAAAAGGTGTTACCTATATGAAAAAAGCCGAAGCACCAGAACCCAAACCAGCATCCGATGGAACGCCACTTGATAGTGAAGTGCGCTATAAATTTAAAAAAGGTGGAGCAGTACCTATGAAAAAACAAATGGAATTATTTGAACCTGTAGAAGGTGCATTCAATGAGGGTGGACTCATGGATGAGGGTGGTTCGGTTGACCCTATATCAGGAAATAATGTACCTACAGGTTCTATGAAAGAAGAGGTACGGGATGATATTCCAGCGCAGTTAAGCGAGGGTGAATTTGTTCTTCCTGCTGATGTTGTCAGATTTCATGGACTAGAAAAAATTATGCAGTTGCGTGATGAAGCAAAAGCAGGTCTTGCTAAAATGGAAGCAATGGGTCAAATGGGCAATGCTGAAGAAGCTACACTTCCTGATGATGTACCATTTACAATTGATGACCTTGACATGGAAGATGATGGTATGGTAGAATACGCAGAAGGTGGAGTAGTTAATGCACAAGTAGGTGCGTTTATTCCACAGCAGCCACCTACAGGCGTTCAGTTTATGGGTGGTGGTCAACGTCAATCACAATCAATGTCTCAGCCTTATACTCCACCAAGTATGATGCAACCGCAGCAACAACCACTTCAACCGTATCAATACCAAGCACCTTCACAGGCAATAACACCTACTTATAATGTTGGCACTCTTCCATCCTTTGGCAATGTAGTTTCTGGTGGTGGCGGTGGTGCAACAGGTGCAGCAGAGGTTATTACAATAGTAAATAAAACAACTGGTGAAAAAAGACAGCTTAATTTTATTCCGGGTGTAACACAAATACCAGAAGGTTTTGTTCGTGAGTCTGAGTATACGCCAACAGAACAACCAAAGGTAGAGACTACAACAACACCTAGCACAAGAGGTGTGCAGCAAGGTGGTGATGATGATAGTGGACCAACTGTGCCTTCTACAACTGATGCCTCTGGTATAGCTTATGACCGTGGCAAAATTGAAAATAAAGGTTTAAGAGATGCTTTAGCAGCGGCAGGATTTGCTCAAGCTAAAGATGTTGGCCCTGCTATTGCTGGCCTGTTTACAGGAAGTGTAACAGGTGTATTAGGGCAAGCTGGCAAAAAAGCAGCACAGGGAATGGGTTTTTTTGCAGGTAATAAACAACATGCAGGTGCTGTATTAGGTGGTGTATTAGATGAATTTAGAGGTGCATCTGCTGGAATGTTTGACACAGGCAGACAAGTCGGTTCGTATACAAATACAACTTCTTTAGACCAGCTTTCTAATCTACAACAACAAATGATTGCAGATACATTTAAATCTGTAACTGAAAAAATGAAAGACATGTATACCAAAGAAGAAGTTGGTAAGGATGGAAAAACTAAAACAGTAACTAAGTCTCAAGCAGAAATTATGGAAACCTTGCGTACCACTGCTGGTAATCTGGGTATTAAAACTACATATACAGATAGACGAGGAAGAGAAAAGCCTAAAAGACAAACAACTCTTGAACGTCAAATAGCATCTGCATACGCAAAAGAGATTGGTCAGGAAAGGCTAACAACAGCTAAAACTGCAGCAGAAAGATTTGGCATAAACACTGCAGGTAAATCTGCTGCAGAAATTAATGAAGCTGTATACGAAGCAAGACAAGAACAAGCCAGACAAGATGCAGCACGTGCAGAACAAGCAATGAGAGCAGCAGGTCACAGCTATGGTGATGATGGTGACAGCGGTGGCATGGGTGGCTTTGAAGTTAGTGATGCTCAAGGTGGCACGTATACTACTGACTCGTCTGGTACATCAGGTGCATATACAGGTGGACCTACTGGTATGGAAGATGAATACGATTTTAACAAGGGCGGTCTTGCCCAACAGATGAAGCAAAGTGGGTTAGCTTCTAAAAAATAATCCGCATATCAATGGCTACCTAACCCCCCAACACTGGCTACGGTTAGCCCCATAAGGAGAAAAGAAATGGCTGAACAAGCTATTATGGCAGAAGAAATGCAACCAGAAAAGAAAGTTGCATTTGCAAATCGTAAATACACAAACAAAGAAAAACGTGAACGTGAAGAAGCGGAACTAGAACAGCTTATAAAAGAGCAATCAGGTGAAGTTGAAGAACAAGTAGAGCAAACAGAAGAAGAAGAAGAGCCTACAAACGCAGAAGAAAAAACATTTAAAAAGCGTTACTCTGATTTACGTAGACACCAACAAAAACAAGCAGAAGAACTTAAAAAAGAAATTGAGGCTTTAAAAAGCCAGCTATCTGCTGCAGCACAAAAAGAAATGCGGCTACCTAAGTCGGATGAAGATATCGAAGAGTGGGCTGCTACATATCCAGATGTAGCTGCCATAGTAGAAACAATTGCAATGAAAAAGGCTCGTGAGCAGTCTACTGCTTTAGAAGAGCGAATGAAAGCAATTGATGAAATGCAGCAGTCAGCTACAAAAGAAAAAGCTGAAGCTGAGTTAATGAGATTGCATCCTGACTTTGGTGATATTCGTGATAGTGATGATTTTCATGATTGGGCAGACGAACAACCAAAATGGGTACAAGATGCACTCTATGAAAACGACAATGATGCAAGGTCAGCAGCACGGGCTATTGACTTGTATAAAGCAGATAGAGGAATAAAAAGTGAAAAGAAGTCTAAAAAAGATAAAGGTGCTGCTGAAGCAGTGTCCACTAAAGGCAATAGAAGCGCACCTCAAACAGACGAAACTTCCTCTTATCTAAAAGAATCTCAAGTTCAGGCTATGTCAGCCCAAGAATATGAGAAGCGTTCTGACGAAATTATGGAAGCTATCCGCACAGGAAAGTTTATCTATGATATGTCTGGTTCTGCCAGATAAAAAAAGTGTTGACAAATAGTTATATATGTGTATAACTATATGTAACCAAGTGTGGATGCATAGCGCAATGTGTCCACACATAACAGCAAACAAACACAGCTTACGGATTACCTGACGAGTTTGGCCTGTTGAGCAGTAGGGCGGCCACCTTACTAGGATACACACCCAAATGAATTAGCCTCTGATTAGTCTGGTGAGTTTGCATCTGTAGAAAAAATGCTAAATTAGGAGAAAAATCATGGCATTTGCAACCGCAAGTGGGTATGGTAATCTTCCTAACGGTAATTTTTCACCTGTAATTTACAGCAAACAGGTGCAGCTTGCTTTCCGCAAGTCTGCCGTTGCTGAAGCAATCACTAACAATGATTACTTCGGTGAGATTGCTGCAATGGGTGATTCCGTTAAGATTATCAAAGAACCCGAAATTACTGTCAAGTCTTACGCTCGTGGTACAACAATCACACCGCAAGACCTTGACGATGAAGATTTCAACCTGACAATTGACAAAGCTAACTACTTTGCATTTAAGGTTGATGACATTGAAGAGGCACACAGCCACGTAAACTTCCAGCAATTGGCAAGTGACCGTGCTGCGTACCGTTTGGCTGACCAGTTTGACCAAGATGTTCTTGGCTACCTAACTGGTTTTAAGCAGTCTGCACTTCATGGGGTAGCTGACACTGTTAACACAACTGTTAATGGTTCAAAAGCTGTAAGCACTGCAGGTTCTGACGAACTTTTGTCAACAATGAAACTAGAAGCTGACGATTTTGGCGGCTCTTCAGGTTCATCAATTGGCATTCAGCCACGTCTGCCGGGTGCATCAGCAGTACCGGGTTCAGGCAACGCTAACCCAACAATGATTATTGCTCGTATGGCTCGTAAGCTAGACCAGCAAAATGTGGACTCACAAGGCCGTTGGCTTGTAGTTGACCCAGTATTTCTTGAGGTACTGAAGGATGAAGATTCAAAACTTCTGAACTCAGACTTTGGTGGTGCTGGTCTGCAAAACGGACTTGTTGTAAATAACTTGCACGGCTTCCAAGTGTATGTTTCAAACAATCTGCCATCAATTGGTACTGGTTCTGGTACAACTGGTGGTACAAACGCATCAAACTATGGTGTGATTGTTGCTGGACATTCATCAGCAGTAGCTACTGCAGAGCAAATTAACAAGACAGAAACATATCGTGACCCTGACAGCTTTGCTGACATTGTTCGTGGTATGCACATGTATGGTCGCAAGATTCTGCGTCCTGAAGGTCTTGTTAACGCTAAGTTTAACTTGGTATAAGGGGAGTATTGAAAAATGGCTAACATTACTGCAGTACTACACCCTGAATCAGGGAACTCACAGCGTGGACGTAACCCGTACTACGTAGATGTCACAATTGACCTGACAAAAAATAGCATTGCTCCCGGTGATACTATTCAGGCAATTACCGTACCTGCTAACACATTAATCATGGCAGCAGGATTTCAAGTTGTAGAATCTGCAACTATGAATACAGGTACAGATGCAACTGCTGCTCTTGGCTTCACTGGTGGTGATGTTGATGAGTTTGCAGCCGCACTGGACATTGACGGTGCATCTGATGGCGATTACGCTCCGCAGGTTTCAATTGATGGACTAGCACCATCTACTTCTTCTGACACAATTGACTTTTTGTTGGCAGGTAGTGGTGCGTCATTCTCAGCAGGTAAGCTACGTGCTTACGCTGTAATGATGGACATCAGTGACCAAGGTGACATGGCTGCTGACGAAGTAGACCGTGACACACTTGCATAAGTAATCACTTAGTGGGGGCAGGGCAACTTGCCCTCACTTACTCTTTTAGGAATTAGCGATGGCATATGATTACTTAGGCTTGACAAACGAAGTGCTGGCAAGAATGAATGAGGTAGAATTAACTGCCTCTAACTTTGTGTCTGGCGCACGTGGTTTTCAAGTACAGTGTAAAAACGCAGTAAACGATGCTGTCAACTATGTCAACCAACGAGAGTTTGGTTGGCCTTTTTCACATGCGACTAGCACTGTAACACTTGTAGCAAACACGACACGTTACTCTATTCCTGCTACAGCAACGCATGTTGATTATGAAACATTTAGAATATCAAAAGATAATACTCTTGGTGTAGCTGGTACAACTTTACGTGTGCTTGACTACAAAGAATATGTAGACAGATTTATTGACCAAGAAAGTACAACAGGTGTAGGTGGCGTACCTATTTATGTATTCCGTACACCTGACAATAACTATGGCTTGTATCCTTATCCTGATGCAGCTTACGAATTAAAGTTTGAGTATTTTGACAAGCCTACTGCTCTTTCTGCAGCAACAGATGTACCAACAATACCTGAACAATTTCGTCAGGTAATTGCAGATGGTGCTACCGCATATGCCTACCAGTATCGTGGAGAAGCACAGCAGTATGGAATAAACTTCTCACGTTTTGAAGAAGGTATTAAGCATATGCAGTCTATACTGCTAAATAGAGCAGACTACATAAGGTCAACTTATATACCGCACTCACAGAGATACGGCATTAACATAGCAGCATTTTAGGTGACACATGGCAGACGAATCAGGACTTAGCCCATTCGCCTTTGCCTGTTCTGGAGGATTGGTACTAGACCTATCTACCTTTGAAATGCAACCGGGTATGGCACTTGAGTTGCAGAACTTTGAGCCAGACATTAAAGGTGGATACAGACGCATTTCTGGCTACGCAAAGTGGAATAGTAATATTGTACCACAGGATGCTAGTGCTAGTGAAAAGGTACTAATGTCTGCTTACTTCAATGGTAAGGTTATTGCAGCCCGTGGAACTAAAATACACGAAGCTGGCAAAACAGGTAGTTGGACACAAATTGATACAGGTAGAACAAGTGCTGGTAAATATACACACTTCCGTTACAATTTGGCTGGCACAGATTTTATCGTGTGGGCCGATGGTGCAAATAATGCGACCAAGTATGATGGCACTACTGTTACTGACCTCAACGCAACAGGCGCACCTGCTAACCCAAAGTTTGTAGTAGGATTTAAAGACGCACTATTTTTTGCTGGTATGTCTGCTACACCACAGGCAATAACTTTTACAGCACCATTTACGGATAGTGATTTTAGTACAGCTAATGGTGCAGGTACAATAAATGTAGACAGTAATATTACTGGACTGTTTCCGTTTCGTGACCAACTGTTTATATTTTGTGAAGAACGTATATTTAAATTAGTTGGTAATACTATAGCAGACTTCCAAGTGTTACCTGTTACACGTGAAATAGGTTGTGTTAACGGACATACTATTCAGGAAGTTGGTGGTGACATTATCTTCCTTGGTCCAGATGGACTACGTACTGTTGCTGGTACAGAGAAGATTGGTGACGTTGAACTTGGTACAATTAGCCGACAGGTACAGCCAAGGTTTGAAGGACTAACTGACGTTGATGAATTTGACAGCGTAGTTCTACCTGATAAAACACAGTATCGTATATTCTTTTCTAATGCAAATACGACACGTGCTAATACAACAGGTGTTACAGCAGTCAGAAAACAAACCTATGAGTTTGCTGATATTCGTGGAATAAGACCAAGTAGCACAGACTTTATTGTTGACCAAGGTGAATCAATAGTCTTACACGGTGAATATGATGGTTACGTGTATCGTCAAGAACAAGGCAATGACTTTGATGGTAATACCATTACAGGTAAGTACAGGTCTCCTGACTTATCATTAGGCGATGCAGGTATTCGTAAAAACTTTCAGCGTGTAATTATTAACTATGCACCTGAAGCTGCTGTTAATGCAGACCTGTTTGTAAGATATGACTATGAGTCACCACAAGTACCACGTCCTGCTGCGTATCCGTTTGACACTGCCACTGTTGTGGCTGTATATGGTACATCAGTATATGGAACGGCAACATACGGTGGACAGTCAAACCCACTGGTCAGGCAACCGATTGAAGGTTCGGGATTTGCTGTGGCGTTAAGGGTTAATGATAGGGGTGTATCAGCCCCATATTCGCTGAAGGGTTTTCAGCTAGAATTTGATGTAGGAGCAAGACGCTAATGGCAGGTTATACTAGACAGTCCTCATTTACTGATGGTGACATTATCAATGCTGCCGACAGTAATGACGAGTTCAACCAGCTAGTCAATGTATTTAGTAATACCACAGGTCACAAGCACGATGGCACTGCGGCTGAAGGTCCAGTTATTGGTTTAATTGGAGACCCCGGTGTTGCTACGCCTATTAACAAAGTTGTAGTTGACGATACCAATAATCGCATTGGTGTTTTTGTTGATGTGTCTGGCTCTACAACTGAGCAGGTTAGATTTCAAGATGGTGTTATTGTTCCTGTCACAAATAATGACATTGATATTGGTTCTTCCTCCGTTAAATTTAAAGACCTACATTTAGCAGGTGCAGCTAACATTGCTGGTACAGTTACTTTGTCTGGCAATGTTCTTGTATCTGGCACATTAGGTGCTGACCTTATTCCTGATGCAGATGATACTCGTGATATTGGTAGCACATCTGCTGAATGGAAAGACTTATATATTGATGGTGTTGCATATGTAGACTCTATCAATTATGCTGGTACAGCTATTACATCTACGGCAGCAGAATTAAACTTGATGGATGGTGGTACGTCTATCGGTACAACTGCAGTAGCAGGTGGAGATGGTATCGTAACCAATGACGCAGGAACTATGCGTCAAACTACTGTAGATACATTTGATACGTATCTTGCAGCCACAACAAAAACACTTACTAATAAAACAATTGATGCTGACAATAATACCCTTTCTAATATTGAAGTAGATAACTTTAAAGCTGCTACAATAGTATTAGAGTCAGAGGGTATTGGCTCAAACGATAATGACACAACAATACCAACATCTGCTGCTGTCAAAGATTATGTAGACACACAAATTACTGCAGAAGATTTAGATTTCCAAGCAGATAGTGGTGGTGCATTATCTATTGACCTAGATAGTGAAACACTGACATTTACAGGTGGTACAGGTATTGATACGTCTGGTTCTGGCAATGCAGTAACTTTTGCTATAGACAGCACTGTAACTACGCTTACAGGCTCACAGACGCTGACTAACAAAACGCTGACTTCTGCTGTATTAAATACTGCAGTAAGTGGTACTGCGGTACTTGATGAAGATAATATGGCTTCAGATAGTGCTACACAGTTAGCTACACAGCAATCCATTAAAGCATATGTAGACTCTCAGGTAGCTGCTGTTCCTACGGGTGATATTACTGCTGTAACTGCAGGTGATGGTTTAACAGGTGGTGGTACAACTGGTGCAGTTACATTAAACGTAGTTGGTGGTACAGGTATTACAGCTAATGCAAATGATATAGCTATTGACTCTACTGTAGCTACACTAACAGGCTCACAAACACTTACAAATAAAACTATTGATGCATCACAGCTTAGTGGTACAGTTGCTAACGCTCGTTTAGATGCTGAACTGCAAGCACTAGCAGGTTTAACATCCGCTGCTGATAAGGGTATTCAGTTTACAGGCAGCGGCACTGCGGCAACATATGACCTTACTGCTGCTGGTAAAGCATTGCTTGATGATGCAGATGCTTCTGCCCAGCGTACTACACTTGGCCTAGCTATTGGTAGTGATGTACAGGCATATGATGCAGAACTGGCTGCTATTGCCGGTCTAACATCTGCGGCAGACAAAGGTATTCAGTTTACTGGGTCAGGCACGGCTGCTACTTATGATTTGACAGCAGCAGGTAAAGCACTGTTAGATGACGCAGATGCATCAGCGCAACGTACTACACTTGGTTTGGGTACAGCAGCAGTTGCAGACACGGGTACATCTGCAGGTAACGTGGTTGTATTGGATGGGTCAGCTAGACTGCCAGCAGTAGATGGCTCACAGCTAACTAATTTATCAACAGGTGCTACAGCAGGTTTTGCAGTGGCTATGGCGATTGCACTTTAGTGCTTGACAAATAAACATAAATATGGTATAATTAAGTAACTCGTATTCAGGAGAAATCATGGCACAGGATTTTGAAAGAAACATTGCAAGGAATGTAGGCACGTCAGCTTCTACGCTGCGTACTGCAAACTCCGATGATGCTCTTGTTGGTATCAATGTTGCTAATACAACCACCAGCCAAATCAATGTAGATGTCTTTATCAACGATGGGTCAAACGACTATTACATCGTAAAGACAGCACCAATTCCTGCAGGATCAGCCCTACAGCTTTTGGATGGCGGTGCAAAGGTTGTAATGCAAAACAATGATGTACTCAAAGTAAAGAGTGATACCGCAAGCAGCGCAGATGTTTGGGTCTCTGTTGTTGACTCAATTAGCACATAAGGAATAGCCCATGCCTTTAATCGGTAATCCTATCACTGCAAGTTTTCAGGCTAGACCTGCCACTCAAGAGTTTAATGGTGATGGGTCTACAACTACGTTTACCCTGAACCAGACGGTAACTCAGGAAGATATCATCGTATCTGTAGATGGTGTCGTACAGGAAAGTGTTGATGCGTTCACTGTGCCAGACGGTACAACACTCACCTTTACTGCAGCACCGTCAAGCGGAACAGGTAACATCTTCGTAATCTACATGGGTGTGTCAGCAGCGTCTGTAACACCTGCAGCAGAAAACAAGGGTACGTTCAAGGCAAGCGGTATCTTTCGTACCAACGCACAAACACTCAGTTCAAACACAACCATTCTGGCAACAGAGAACGCTAACGTAACAGGGCCACTTACAGTAGCCAGCGGTGTGACACTCACCGTTGAGTCTGGTGGTACATTGGTGACGCTATGAGTACGTTGAAGGCAGATACAATTCAGAACACTAGTGGCGGTGCGGCTACGCTGACTAAGCAACATGCAGCAAAAGCATTTGCACAAGTAGAGGCTGACGGAAGTGCAGTTTTAACAAGTCTGAATACTACTAGCTGGACTGATGAAGGTACAGGAGATGGCATACAAAATTTAACTAATGCTTTTTCAAGTGCGAATTATTCTGCAATAGCTAGCGCACATTGCGACTTAGGTTCTTCATTAGGAGGAATTGGGGCTGTTAATAGTTTAAATAGCGCATCAGCTATTGAGTATCGTGGAACAAACGCAAGTGGTGCTAGAACAGACCCTAACAATGATTATAATTTAAGTACCTTTGGAGACCTAGCATGAGTACCATTCTTGTAAACACGCTTACTGGTACAAGCACTGCTGGCTCTATTGCTGTGACAGGTGAAGGTAATAGCACGACAACTAACTTGCAGCAGGGGTTGGCGAAGGTTTGGTCTACTCAATCAGCAGATGGAACCTCTACCCTAGACAGTTTTAATGTTACAAGTATTGCTGACACAGACACTGGAAAACAAACGATAAATTTTACAAACGACTTTGCCAACGCAAACTATTGCACTAATTTGTCTAACACTGGTGGCACTACTAGATTTCTTGGTACTACAACAACGACTACGGGTTCTGTTTTATGTTTTAGTTTTGCTGCAGATAATACTGCATTTTCTGATGGGCAAATTGCAACTCAGATTAAAGGAGACCTCGCATAATGGCTGGAAAGATTGTAGCAGATACGCTGGAACACAGCACCGCAGGGTCGGTTGATACGCAGTACGTTGTTGAAGGTGCGGCAAAGGCTTATATTCAATACCTACAAGCAACTCCTGTTATATCAGTTAGTTTTAATATAAGTAGTGTCACGGACAGTCAGACAGGTGACTTTACAATTAACTACACCAACGCATTTGCCTCTGATGCTCACGCTAGGAGTTTAATGTCTAACAGCACAACCTTCTGTGGTAGTCAAGCAAGAGGCACATCAACTGACCGTTTTGAAACTAGACAACATGATAATACACTGATTGACACAGGTAATTATGGAACAATTACTGGAGACCTAGCATAATGAAAACACCTGAATTTCAAGGCACACACTTATGGGATAGACTGTGCTGGGCAAAAGAAAACCTAGAAGGCTATCAGTCAGAGTACCGTGTAGTCTACGAAGACAGCATTGATGAGTGCGCTAAGATACTTGTACCAGACCCTAACTGGATGGCTTGTGCATTGCAGGGTGGCATCCTACCGCCTGTGTGGGTATACTGGGAACTTGCCAAAGACGAAGCGCAGCCAGACTTTAAGAAACATACTCGTGGTTATCTGTTGCATCAGACAGAGCCAGTAGAAGCCATGACAGAAGAACAGGCGATTGAGTACCTGATTATGAAAGACTGCCCCCAGCACGTTTGGCGGGAATGGAATACAGGCAACAAACCCAAAATGGTTATTTGCCGCAAGGAACAGTTACCAAGCACTAGGGAGTGGCGCAATGCTTGGAAGATAACTGAAGAACTAACCGTCACTGATTTAGCAGCCTAAGAGGAGAAACCTAATGGCAACAACATACATCGTAGATAAGGACGGGAATCAGATTGATGCTTCTACGGCTACCGTTCCTTCTGACCGTCACTTTCGTGGTGCATGGTCATTAAGTGGCAGTGTCATCTCAGAAGATATGGACGCAGCCAAAGCAATCTTCAAGGACAAAATCCGTGAAGTTCGTGGACCTCTGCTTGAAGCAGAAGACGTGGTGTACATGAAGGCACTTGAAGCTGGTGATAGCGATGCACAAGCGGCTAGTGTTACTAAGAAAAATGCCCTTCGTGATGCCCCAGCAGCATCTGCAATTACTAATGCATCTGATATTGCAGCACTAAAAGCAGCGTGGGATACAGACGTACTTGGTGATAGCCCTTACGCATAATGCGTGGGGCTTCCTCTTTTTGGAGTAGGTAAATGGCGTTAACTAAGATAAGAGCAGGTGGGTATGCCGCTGGGGGTATTATTCAAGTGCAATATACACAGTACACAAGCACAACCAACACCGCTTGTGCAGATGATACTAACCAAGAATTATCGCATTTGTCTGTAAACATCACTCCTACATCAACTAACAGTATCATTAAACTTGAAGCCCAAGTAGTTGGGGAATGGAGTGTCGCAACCTCTACTTATAACTCAACTTGGTTTTTTAACAGAGATTCAACAAGGTTAGGTCATGCTACAGCAGGAAATAGAAATGTTGGTATTTTAATGGGCAGTATGATTAATGTCACAGGGGGTGACGTTGATACTACACCCGAAGCAGCAATTTACAGCTATATGGATACACCCTCTACGACTTCTCAAATTACTTACACAGTAGCAACCAGACAAGCAGCGGGTAGTTCCGCTACTTGGTACACTAATAGAACGGTCTCTGATACAGATTTTAACTCTCGTGAAAGAGGTATTTCATTTATAAGAGCAACAGAAATAGCAGGATAATCAGATGCCATACATAGGTAAATCCCCAGAGTTCGGTGTTCGCAACCGCTTTG